GGAGACGCTTGATCGCCATGTTACGAGAAGTGATCTGGGAGGTCAGATCGTTGTAGATCTTCAGGTTTTCGCCGACGGCCGAAATGGCTTCTCCAAGCTTGATCAGCTCGGAGTCCAACTTTTCCTGTCCTTCAGCAAGTTCCTTGGCTTTCGTCTTGCAACCTTCGATTCTGAGGTCACGGAAGGCGCCATCTAGTTTTTGGCTGCATGTGGGACACTCACGGTTGTTCTCGTAGAACTGCGCGTCTTTCACGACCTTCGTGATGTTTGATTTGATCTGACCCTGATAGACCATCAGTGATTGCCGCTTTTCGTGAAGCTTGGCAGACTTCTCTTGAGTAGCTGCTAGGTTAGCATCAACAATCTTCTGATCCTCAAGATTCTCCGCTATCAACTCTTCCATCTCGATCACCATGTTGGCAATCTTGTCGTTGTTCTTCTTCGCGGCTTCCTGAGTGCGTTTACGAAGGTCCGAGATGTACTTCTTCTGCGTCTCGATCACATGATCGTTCATCTCGGATGAGTGCGTCAGGGCCTGAAGGTCTGAACGATGGATGGCCATCTTCTCCTTCAGGATCGTGTTCATCTTCGTGAAGATGTTGATGTCCAGCAGATCCTCGATGACCTCTCGCCGATGCTGAGCTGGGAGCTGCATGAACGGCACGAAGGAAGAGGATCCCAGCACCACGATCTGATGAAAGGACTTGTGGTTCAGCTTCAGGATGTTCTGCTCAAGCACCTTCTGGTAATCCATCGAGTGTGCTTCCTGGTTTACCAGGGTTCCGTTCTGCCAGATCTCAAAGATGCTCGGCTTGATACCACGAACGATTCTGAAGGGAATCTTTCCTACCGTGAACTCAACGATCACCTCGCAACCCTTACCGTTGACCGAGTTGACCAGCTGTGGCTTGTTGATGTCGCGGTGTGGCTTGCCGAACAGGGCAAACGACAGCGCATCGAGCAGCGTGGACTTACCTGCACCATTGGGTCCTACGATCAGCGTAGAACTGCCAGTGTTTAGGTTGATGGATATTGGGGTGTCGCCAGTCGAAAGGAAATTCTTCCACTGGATCTTTTCAAATGTGATGGCCATGATCAGACTACCTCTAAGTTTTGAGCCTCGAGATGTAGTTCGCGAAGCTTGGTCTTGATGGTATCCTTATTTAGCGATGTCTCAACCGCATCAACGTACGAGTCGATCAGGTGCGAGGTATCTGAGATGGGACCAACCGATTCGTCTTGGACGTTCGATCCAGTGAACTCTTCGTAGTTCTCTGCGATCTTCAGCTCAAGCGGATTCTGCTTTTGGAGCATATCGATGAAGCGGTCGAACTTGAAAAAGTCGGCTTTGTTGAGCACTACAACCTTGGCAAATTTTCCTGTGCAGCTAGGAACATCGTAGTTATCAGGATCCCTAGTCTTGTCATCGTATACGTATTTGTGAAACAGTATATGCGGATTGTGAATCTGAGTCAACTCGCGAGTATCCGTATCAAATACGTGGAAATACTTGTGGTCATTTACGTCCGCCCATGTCATCTCAAACTGCGTGCCGAGATAATGGATGTTGCCCTTCTTCGACTTCGTGTGATAGTGACCTGACCAAACTTCCTCGAATCGTGCAAAGACGTTTGGATCCATTCCCTCATGGGCCGGCATACCAGGAAGCACGTCGAACCCTTTCAACTCTAGATGACCCGCCAGGATAGGAGCATTGCAGGTCTCAACGAACTTCATTGACTCCTCATAGTTCTCCGGATTGATCCAAGGGAGAACTGCGATGTTGCAGCCATCGTATGTCAACACCTTCGGTCGCATCACGATGTTGACATTCTCAACGAAGAATCCTAGCAGTTCCTTCAGCGAACACAGGTCATTGGTGTTCTTGTAGACCACATCGTGGTTACCCGGAATGATGTCCATCGTCATCCCCAGATCACGCATAGGCTCTAGAAAGGTCTTGCGGTTGTGGTGAAGCGCCTTGAAGTTGATGTACTTCCGATGATCGTAGTAATCACCTAGGTGCAGGATCTGCTTGATGCCGTGCTCCTTGCAGTACGGGAAAAAGACGTCATTGTAGAACTTCCCAAAATAATCTAGGAAAGCATCGGAGGCATTTCTGGCTCCGCAATGAGTGTCGTTGAGGATGGCTAACTTCATGCGATGAAGAACTCAAGGTCGGTCTTGACCCGCTTCTTGAAGTCCTTGATCTTCTTGTCGTTCTCTTTTACCTTATCGATGCGCTTCTTGATGGTCTCGATGAAGCCAGTATCTTGGAACATTGCTCCGATCTCGTCATCAGGAGACGACATGAAGTTCTCGATGCCAGCATGCTCAATGTAACGGAACTTGATGTCCTGCTGCTTCTTCTCCTTCATGATACGGCGAAGGAAGGCATAGTAGCAGATCTGCGTGAAGTACGCAAAGGCATTAGGCGAACCAGTTCGAGTGGCAGCCTCGATGTTGTAGTTCATGATCGCCTTGATGCAGTTCTCGACGGCATCCATGACCATCTCCTCACGGTAGGTGTACCGCACGAAATTGGGCTTGTGAGAAAGACCCTCAGCAATCCGAAGGAAGCAGCGACCGATGTATTCGGGGATCTTGTCTGGCTCCTTACCAGCAGCGATAGACTTTTTGACAGACGTGACGTAGTCGACAACAGCCTGTGAAAATTCTTTGTTATTTACGTAGTGCTCGCGTTCCTCCTTCGGTTGCGAGGACTTCTTAGGTTTGGTTGATTTCGTGGTTGTCATTACTTGCAGACCATACTAAACATCAGAATCATCTTGTACATCTCAAACTTTTACTGAGCACTCATTCCCGAAGTTGTTTACATCCTCGCGGAAAGCCGTTATTTTGTTTACACTGTTCACCCAGTGGCCACAGTATACCCTAGTTCCTATCTGGCTCAGTATCGCCAAAATTAAATTGCTGTTCCCAATTAGGGCTTAATGCACTCGGTGTAGTGTCACCATCGCGTCTAGCAACCAAAGCAAAGTAATGCTTCTTTGTGTCATCATCCGGTATAGCAGCGGAGATGACGTGCTCTTTTCTGATCATGTGGATTCTTGACTTCGAAGACAGGAACCAATCAGCATAATACGTGGTAGACTGAACGCCTTCTTGTGTGGCTACACTATGAACTCGAATCTCGTAGGGATCGCGAACAAGCATGTTTTTATCAGTGTCCGACAGAACCTGACAGATAACGGTTTCGCCTGAGACTAACTTTAGAATGACGCTGAGATCCTCGAACTTGCTCATAGTTTTACCTCGTGGATCTTGTACGAGAACTTTTCTGAGCCATACAGTTTGATCCGTTCAGCTGCATGGTCCAACGTGTAGTTTCTGCTCTTCTTCCAGTGCAGGTCATCGGCGATATCGTAAACTTTCGTGGCTCTGCCATCGTCAGATTTGCGAAGACCTCTTCCAATAGACTGGAGGACTCGGATCTGAGACTTTGATGGTGAAGCGAACACGATGACATGCAGGTTTCTTATATTTATCCCGGTAGAAAAGGTACCCATGCTGGCCACGATGATGGCATCTTTCTCTTTCTCAGTGATCTCGCGAATTCTCTCGCGTTCATTGGTATCCACATCACCTGAGACGAAGAACAGCCTGCGAGTCCTGCGTGGAAGCTCATTCAGCTTGGTATCGATCATGTCGTACAGCGGTTTTCCGTGCTTCTCAACGTAGTTATAAAGGATCAGTGTGTTTCCATCCTGAGCGATGGCCAGGTTACGAATGAATTTGTTACGCGCCTGATTGGCTACGATGAAATCGATCTCTTGCTGATAATCGTAGTCCTTGGCAGCCTGGCATACTAGGTCGTCATACTTCATCAGCAACACATCGATCGACAGCTGAGCCAGAGCATTCGAGTCCATCAGCTCCTTCGTAGTGGTGACACGATGAACCGGGCCGAAGAGACCTTCTAACACGAGTTTGTGAGTCTGCGTGCCATCCAACGTACCGGTCGTGCCGATGCGGTACTTGGCATCATACAACTTCTCCATGATGGCAGACAGCGATTTGGCCTTGAAGTTGTGAGCCTCGTCACCGATCACCATTCCATAGGGCTCGAACCAGGTTGCCGGCATCTTGTAGATCGACTGCCACGTCGTGATGACCACGCGAGAACGAATGTCCATCTTCTCTTTTCCAGAGTAGATCCGGTGGCACATCTCCTCATTGTTCCAATTTTCATCTAGGGTGGAGTAGTCCTTAAAGTCGTTGAACATCTGCTCAACCAAGGATGTGGTCGGTACGATCAGCAGCACCTTCTTGTTCTGATTCTCCTCGAGGAACCAGCGAATTAGAACATAGATGATCAGCGACTTTCCAGAGGCTGTCGGACTGAGCAGCATGGATCGATAGTGAACCAGGGCGTGATGAATGGCCTCAAGCTGATAGTCACGAGGTTCGATCGCCTTTCCGTGGGCGTACAAGTTTAGCGTTGCAACGAAGTCCTTGACCTGCTCTAGCTCGATGAAAGCCTGAGCTTCTGGACGGCCATAGTAATCGTCATCCACGTACTCGATCTCACACCCACGCACGTCAGAAAATTCATCGATGTACTCGATGAGGCCAGCATACAGGGTCTTCAGACGGCGATCGTACAGACGGATCTTGCCATCCCAGAGCTTGTTCTTAAATGCCGGCATAAACTTGTAGCCAGGCACGAAGAACGTGAAGAAGTCTGTGAGTTCGTTCTGGATCGATGGATCGCAATCCACCGTGACGAACACCTCGTTCTTCTTCTTGACTTTGATGACGTCAGGCATCAAACTCCACTGGTGAACTTGCGCCACTCGATCATGTTCTTGATCGTCTGGTGCCTCCACTTCAGGTTGTCCATGATCTCCTGGAGCGTATCCACTGCGGTCTTCAGATAGGTGATCTGGACCTCAGATTTCTGCAACTCAGGGTCTGACTCGTAGATGTACTGCATGTCAGACTTCATGATCTTGTGGCCACCAAAGGGATCATAATCCCAGCCCTTCTCATCGATCTGAGTCTTGTCCATCTTGCCATTGAAGTACATCCACTTGTCCTTCAGCAACACTCTCTGATCCAGTTCTTTCTTCTTCAGAGCCAACTTCGTGATGGACAGCAGCTCAAGGTACTTGGCATGCAGCTTAGCAGTTTCCTTGGAAGCCTCATCGAGATTCATCTCATCGATGATGCAATCCTTCTTCCACATCTCCAAAATCTGTTCAACGTTGATCATAATGTAATTGACTGTAGTATTATCTATCTGTGCTCAGGTGACAAAGTAGAAGTGCGAGTAAGAGAAGGAAGCGTCACCGACGATGTACTCGACGTCGGTATTCTGGGAATGGAAATCCAGTTGACCGATTGATACCGGAAAGGCATCCACGAAGCGAACCTGGCGAATCACATTGTTGCTGCTGTTCAGGATGTTCAGCGTCATGTCAGCAAACTTCATATTCTCGGTGTTCGAATTTGACACCATCCAGTTGAACAGTGAGATGTAGTTCTCCATGTTCTCCGTGATCATGTACCGAATATCGAAGGGAGCATATTCTACCTTGTCGCCGGCATATGTGTTTTGCAAATTACGATAGGGCTGCGAGATCGCTCCGGCACTGACGTTTGGCAAAGCTGAATTGATGCAGAAATACTCCACGTCTGCAAACTCTTGACGGTCGATGATCAGCCGAAATCCATTCGGCGACAGGA